TCTTTATAACCCTTCATTTTTTTCCATTTATTATACAATGCACCCAGTATCCAAGATTGTGAAAGACTTTTAGGTCCATTCTCTAACAACTCAAGTTGTTTCTTATCACTTGTATATGCTTTGTATTCTTCTCTCCAATTGGAGTCATCATAATTTTTGTTCATCTTGCTTCTTCCAATGCTTAATTAACAATTGAAGTTCTTCAATTCTAGTTTCAGCGATCTTAACCTTTTCTTGTAAATTAGTTTTAGTCATTTTACCCTTGCCATATCATATCGGGCATTGGTTGTTGCCCTGGCCTCATCACAAATAGCAATATACCATAACATACAAACCATATTATATTAAACAACCATGATTGTCTCCAAAAATATTTTCTTACACGCATAGCAATCTCCACCTTTTTAACGGCTCTAGGATCATATTGATTACCTATTTGTCTTAGAATCTGTTCAATGACAAATGCAATTATTGTACTTATCACTAATGGATAGAATACAAAGTTAGCAAATGACATAATGAATATTAGTGTATTCATTTACTGATTTATAGTAGCAATATTATACCATATTTAGTTAAAAATATCTATATAATAAAGTTGTATCATAAAACACAATGGCTACTATCACATTAAAATCTCCAGATGGATCAACAGATACCTTCGAGTGTGATGAAGATACATTTATTTTAGAAGCATTAGAAGAAGCAGGTTTAGATCACAATTCATCTTGCAGAGCAGGTGCTTGTTCAGCCTGTGCAATGAAATTAGAATCAGGTACAGTCAACCAAGAAGAACAATCATTCTTAGATGAAGATCAAATGGAAGATGGTTTTGTATTAACTTGCGTTGCTTATCCTACAAGCGATGAAATAACTTTACTTGCAGATCAAGAAGAAAACGTATTATAGAAATTTTAGATATATGCTTCAGCAGCAAGTCTAAATGCTAATCCTAAAGAAACTCCCATCACAGTCAGTCTACTCATCCACCACATAATCTCGTGCTTATGTTTGTTTATTCTACTCATGATTAATGTCCCATTGGGATGCCAGATGCCATAAGATTAGAAATATTATTCACCTCTTCAGTTATACAATAATCAACAAAATGAGGATGCTCCTTTAAATAAGGGACATCCTCTTTAGATTTCTGTATTGCTTGATATGCATCTACTGCATATTCACATATCTCATGATGTTTATTTTGTAAGTCGTGATAACCTACTGTGTAATTCTTTTGTTGCGTTAGGGGCATGATCTTTTCAATCCCATACTATTGTTATTTATTATACCATATGAGTATAATTACGCATTAATGTGTGGACTCACAGACACTGTTAGGATTACAAATTAATCGTGTTTATGTTGTGGGTAATCCTGTTCCTGTGCCATTTTTGTCATTACTAATTTTTTACCTTCATGACCGTGAGCAATACCCAATTCGTGCATCTTAGCGTGTTCATCAATAGGATCACGCAAGTCTGTTTTACCTGGTCCTATAGTGAGGTATAATCCATACCCCATAATAAAAAATAGTAACCCTACAATAATGAATACTAAAATCATTTCTTTTTGAAAATTGAACTAATAAAAATTTTAAGTATAGACTTAAACCAATTACCTTCTAAAGTATCAAACATATACATATTCAATCTAAAAGCATAATTTGCTTCTACTATTATAGCATCTGCTTGATGCTGGTCAATAGGTAGATCATTAAGAATTCCCCTATATCCTGCTTTATATGCTTTAGTATCTTCTATCTTTTCAAAATCATAGAATTTGAGACCTTGCCCATCCCCCAATTCCATAGCTTTTTGAGCAATTCCTTTAAGGATTTGACCCCCTGAGAGGTCGCCCAAGTATCTGGTGTAATGGTGACCAACCAAAAGTTCTGGTTCATTTTTTGCTACCTCACGAATACGGTTTACATATCTCTCACACGCTTCTGACGGTTTAATGAGAGATCTCCAAATAGGACCATAATAATATCTAAGATCCATCTCTAAAGCATCTCTGCGTTCTAAATCTGATAATTGGAGATTACCAATTACAGGATGATCTTTTAAATTACTAACTTCTTCCTCTAAAGCACAATACACAAAGTATAAGTCATTAACCAATGCCCTATAACTTTCTTTATTAACAACCCCTCTTAAAAAGGATTTAACAAAAGTAGTATTCTCTGCTGCAGAGTGAGATTTTTTAGTCCCTTCTTTCAATTGAATTGCAAAATTATCAACAGACATTATCATTCCTCCAAATCAGGTAAATGTGGTTCTACCCAATGCTCTGTGTTATCAATTCCTGCAGCTTTTACATATCTCATAATATGTTCATCAATCTGATGATAGACTGGATGCAAATCCAAGTCCATATTAATATCATGAGCTATTTGTGAAATCTGATCTGCTGTAAAACAATGATCAGGATGCAGGAGATCACAGCAAGGTATTCTCTTTTCGATCAACTCATTTAAGTTAATACGAATTTCGTAATCTCTATATACAGGCATATTAATTCAATACCATTAATCTTATCTATAAGTCATTCTAGCACAAAAACTTGATTTTTGCTAGAATCTTCACATTTTAAATGTTTCTTTGTTATCTGTATCAGTAGTAATCTTAAGAGGTGCTTGTTCTATCCTAATTGTTTGAGTAGGACCAGCCTTTGCTAAAATTGCCTCTATATCTTTTGCAGTAGCAGGGGCAGGACCACCATTACCACCATTACCATTACCATTCATCTTCATTGTTCCATCACCCTTCTTCGATGCTGTCTGAATTCCGAAGCTAGCTAAAACTCCTGTAAATACCGAAGCTATGAATGTGGGATCGATTTTCTGTTGAGGAACACCTGGTATGGCAACATAATTTAATGTCAATATTCCACCACTCCAGGCAAGAACGGTAATTCTGACCATTGTACTGATGATTGCTGCTTGTTCGTCAGCATCAGGAACAATGGCAGATTTTACTTTACCGAAGAAACCTTTCTTCTCTTCTTTGATTTCTTCTTGAATTTCTTCCTTAACTTCTTCAGACATAAGAATAGTTGTATCTACTCTTATATAGTTTTCTAGAAGTTTGGAACTCCAAGTCCACCACCAGGAACAGGTGCAGATGCTTGATCATCAGGAAGTGCAAGATCAGGAGTACCTGTTGGAAGAGCACCTCCTAATCCAGCACCGCCCATGCCACCCATTACAGACTCAATTGCTGCTTCTTTGATGTCATCAATAATTGCATCCTTATTTAAATACACATAGGATCCAACACCAATAATACCAGCAAGTGATACTCCTGATGCAATGCTAATTACATTAGCAATATTATTGAAACTAAATTTTTTACAAGACATAATTTTTCTCCAAGTAATTTTTATTTATCAAACTGACTTCCTTTACCAATATACTCTAATGAAAGAATATCATGATTATTATCTTCAGAATGAATCCATTCTTTAAACTCTTTTCTAATAGAATCAGCATCTTCTATATCTTCTACAGTTCCCATTTTACATAGTATATCCATACGATGCAATGCCCAATCATAATTATTCTTTAATGTCTTTTCCAAAAGATCCATAGTCCTTACGCATATAGCGTCCTAATATGTTGCTATTGTAGTATGCTGGTTCTCCATTGTCAAGTGATTCTTGCAATACATTATTGAGAAATAACTGTTTTGTTTCTTCGTAGTTTACATCTCCTAGTCTAGTGTGGAGAGAGATGATTTCTCTTTTAAAGTTCTCTTTGCCCAATCGTTTAACATCGGATTTAAGTTCGTCAGAACTTCCGTAGTAGCGTTTCCAGTCACTCTCACTCGTAACTCTGCGTTTCCCACCTCTAGGCTTTCTACGCTGTGTAAAATATTTTCTTCCGATGTATTGCCTACCATTTTGAATATTTGTAATCCTGTAGACATAACCGAAGAAATCGTTAATGTCGTCAGAAGTAAAAGTTGAACCTTGATAGGTCCAGGGGTTCTCATAATCTCCCTCATTACTTGATTCCATTTCATAGCTTTATAATATCTAAGTTATATATTATAGTCTTAAAGAGTCTTAAAATTTGCCCGAACGCTTACAAAGCGATTGTACACACATTTGAGACTGATGTCAAGTCATTGATAAATACCTAATAAAGTGTTATACTGTAGATGTCTGTATTTGTAAGAAATTTAACCTTTAATGCTGGAGAAGATTTTAGAGAAGATCTAGAATTAATTAGTGCTGGTGGTGGTCCTGTTGATCTGACTGGATATAGTGCTGCATCACACATGAGAAAGCATACAGATAATAAAGTTTTTACTGCAATAACAGTAGGAATTACTAGTGCTGCTGATGGAAAATTAAGACTATCATTAACAGATGCAGAAACATCAATTATGAAACCTGGTAGACATGTCTATGATGTACTTTTAACTAAACCTGGTGGGGATAAAGTTATGGGTGTAGAGGGTACAGTATTAGTACGTGCAGGTATTTGTACAGGTGTATTTAACGTATAATAAATAATAATAAAAGATAATGGCAGTATTCAGCACTAACCTACTCATACATACAGGAACTGATTTCGATCAAACATTTATTCTTGAAGACGATAGAACTAATAGTGTAAAAGATTTAACAGGTTTTACTGGATTTGCTAGAATGAGGAGATATAGTACAACACCCCTTTCACAATCATTTCAACTTGATTTTACCAATAGACCA